ATATGTTTTATTGAATGACGTAATCACTGCGCACTATCACTGCTTGGAGCCTTATGTATGCGGAGACAAAACTACGTGTTGTTCTCCTCCTACTTCTCCAATTCGTTCGTGCTTGTGTTAAGTCATTTGGATTGGTCAGTTTAAAATGGATAATCAACATAAACATATCAGTCCATATTTTTTTAAAAAGTATATATATAAATTATTATTAAAATATATTTTTAAATGTATTGTAACATATATAGTACTCCACACATTTAAAGAATTTAAGTTTATATATAGTAACGAACCTTCAAAAGAATAGTTAGTATGTCACATAGACAGCAACCACTACCAGGTCCACTTGGATTAATAGAAGCAATATATCCACATATAAAAAGTAATAATAGGCCAATAAAACCTGCAAATAAATTTATTAAACAAGACGGGTTTGAAATAAGTGAAGATTGGTATAACGAATTAGCAGCACAGCGTAAAGAAAAATATTTTACTGAATTAGAAAAAACTCTACAAGGACCAATCCCAGATATTCCACATAGTGTAACAGAAGGTATAGAACAAGCTGGATTTGTACCACTACCATATAAATATTTAGGACCTGGTAATTCATTAAATAGAGGACCAGCATATAATCAAATAGATTCAGACGCAAAAGCACATGATATTGAATACTATCAGATTGAAAAAGGAGAATTTAGTGAGACTATTGAAGCTAGTGACAAGCGGTTTTTACAAAAAGCAGGTGATCATATTATTGAAGGAATCAGTGGCAAAGGCAGTATTAGCGATACTATTGGCGCAATTGCTGGAGGATTAGGTATAGGATCAAAATATTTAATCGAAAAGGCAGTTGGTAAAAATTATTATCCATCTCTTTCAGGTTAGTATGGCACCTCCTATTTATAAATGGAAAAGTAAACAATATGAAAAAGATTATAAAAATGCTGATCCTAAATGGTTAGAACAAACTTATAAAGATCGTCCCGATTTATTCGAAACAGATTTACCTGGACCATCAAGCAAGACAGCTGCTCCAACATTAAACGAAAGCACAACTACAAATAAAAATAAAAGACCGAGCGGAGCAATACCTGAAGGAACAGCACCTAAACAAGCAGCACAAGCATCTGGTGAAGCATCACTTCCAGTTGGTTCATCATTATCAACAGACGTCGAAATGACATCGTTACCAGGTACAGGTAAAGAAATGGCTGATATAGGAGGTAATTCAGCAGTAGATATGGTTTATTCAATTGAACGACCATTATCATTATTTGAAAACAGAGATAATGTATATCGAAAAGTACATAAATTTATGACATTCGGATTAGCACCAAATATATTACAATCTGATCATACATCTACACAAGCTTACGTAGCAAATTTTCTAACATCGTATTTAGCTGAAATACCTTGGCATATACCTGCATTATATATGAATCCATCAGAATTTTCGTTATTAGATCGTGGAGCTAGGTGTACAGAAGTTTCTATAGAAGTATATTATAGAGGTACTACAATTCAATTTGCAACAGCTTCTAGTGCAACTAATTTAGCAACATTAAACCAAATAAATGATATAGCAATAGCACATGCTTTAAATAAAACTGGACAAGGTAGTAATGTTTCATTTACATCATTTGATGCTACACAAACAATGATTCCAACTGGTATTGCTAAACCAAAATATGATGTAGTTGGTAGTTCATACAGGGGAATGTTACAAGATTATTACGGAACAGATCAACCAAATGCAAATTTTATTAATTATATTCCACATCATCAAGTTGGTAGACAAACATTTTTATATAACTATTGGGCTCAAACAACAGCAAAAGGAACAAATGTTTCTCCAAATAATCAATTTGGAGGTTGGCCTAGTCTTGCTGATAAAATTCATCAATTAGATGGTAAAACAGCAGTTAATACTTGTGTATTAAAATCACATTATAAACCAAAAATGGGAATGTTAACTACTCCATTAACAAATACTGGACATGGCCTACCAACAGCAAATCATCGATGGCCTACTGATACTACAATTACTGTTAATGTAGGTGGGCATTTACCTGAAAGTAGATTAGTAACAATGCATGGAGTAACACAAACAGCGAGTGGTGGAGCTTTAGCATCAGTAAGTGAATCTACAAATAGAATGGGTAATTCTGATATAGCTACTATAACTGATCCAGTTTTAAATTTATATACACCAATTGAAAAATCTCAAATGTCACGAACTGGATTATGGGGTGAAATGGATCCACATGTTCAACCATCTATACATATTGGTGTACAACCAGTACCAGCATTAACAACATCGTCTACTTTAACATCATCAGTAGAAGATGGTAATTGGACAGATGTACGAGCATATTGGGAAGTAATAGCTACAATGCATACTAAAGAACACGATCCTACTGCATATCCTTATGCTACTATACCAAATGTTCCACTTGGAGATGTTGTTTATTGGACTACTAATGCATCTCGACCAGCAGTTAATGTTAATCCACGAGACGATGGTGCTACATGGGCAGGTCTGTATACTAATACAGGTCCTACAGTTGGGCCAGATATATAAATAAAAACATTAATTTAAAATTCAATATTATATTTATTAAATATTTTGAATAAACACATTGGATATGGCTTAACTTCTATTTGTTTTAATTGAGGTGCAACCTTCCAATTGAATTGAACTATTCTAGTTTTGAAAGCAGTATCTGACATAAATGGTACAGTTGTATTTGTTAATATTATTACTGGTGTTCTTCTTACATGTGCGTCCATTTGATTTTTTACGCGTACATTATATGGATCTCCACCCATCATCATTTTGAGTGTATCTGTTAAACTTGATTCGTAGTTTGGTTCATTCCATAATAAAATACGTTTATTAGGAGCTTCTTGAAAAGCAAATACATTGTGACGATTTGCTTGTCCTAACTGTCCATAATTTAAACATAAAGCAAACAACATATCAAAAAAAAAATTCTTACCAGCATTTGGAGGTGATCTAACACATAAAGCATTACATTTTGGTAATTTTTTATCAACAACATCTACCAATGAAGTTAAAAATTGACATATACGTTCTTCATCTTCATCAAATTGAAATCGTAATAAATCGTCTATCCATTCGGTAGATTCTTCAATATCACCATATAACATACTTTGTATAAAAACTGGATTACAATCTGGTTCAATTAATACATTATATATATCTCGTAATGTCATATCATTTCTATCTTTACCAAAATCATCAAAACTGCTTTGCAAATAATCTTTATTTTTCGGATCACTTAATATATTATCATCTCTAAATTCACGAACATCACGTATTGAAGAAACTGGTGAACAATAATATTTTAATAAAAGCGCTTTCGTTTTCTGTTTAATGTAGCAGTATTTTCCTGTAGTCTTGGACCTTTTGCCATAAATTTCATCTGTAGATGTACTAGGAGCTGCTCGACGAGTTCTATTGTTTTCAAGTCGTTCACTGTTGCTGTCACTCCCGCTATCTTCGCTTCGTACCATTTGTCCCCTAGTGTTAAACTCTTCTTCCCATCGTACCAATTCAGCGTCAGTCGGCGCTTTCCAACTTTTTCTTCTAACCCATATTTCACGAGTTCCCCGTTTCTGGAGAAAGAAATAGATGAAGACATCATACCAGTCGGTTGGAGTGAACTTGAATATTGGCTTGTTTTCGGTGCGAGCTGGTCTAATCGTTCCAAAAGGCTTAACTTGTTCTCGCCAGACGTCTCTACAGTGTCCACCACTGAAGGCACAATCGTGGATGACGTGAATATGGTCGGATTCGACTGAAAAGCCAAACATTCCGCTTCTTCTAGCTCCTCCATAGCTACGCAAGATTTCCACAATGCTATCACGACTTCTGCTATTATCGTAGAGCACGACGTCGCTAATATACCGCCAGGATATTTTGATATCTTTTCCAGTAACATAGTCCATGAAGATATTTCCCATTTTTTTGATTTCTTCAGCCAATAATTCAAAATCTTTACTAGATTTTTCTGCAATTCTTGCCATACTAAGTGGTCTGATTCGCTTAATTCCAAATTCTCCTCTACTGTTTTCAATATGAGGCACCACCATCCTATTCGATTCACTGGTTGATCTACTTGATGATTGTTGTAAATAGTTTCTAAGATCTGTTTGACTTCCATTGTATATAATATCAGAAATTGAGCTTGCGTTTGACAGCACGTCTTCTTCGTTCATCTACTTGATTTATACTGAATTCGTTATGTGGTAATATAGTTTCTATTATATTTCTTGAATAATAATTATTATTTAAGCACAGTGGTTGTTTGTTAATTTCTTCTATATGACTATGTATAGTTGTAGCAAAACAATCTATATCAAAACATATATTTTTATATACTACTTCTACTAAATCGTTATTAAACTGTTTACGTATATGATAAATACAATCACAATTTATATTATTATTTATTAATACACACTGACTTAATGTTGAAAG